GAGCGCAGGAGCCACTCAATCGAGCAACTTCTCTGCTTTCGCTATTATCACACCAATGTTGAAATTGGCACTTTGCCCAACAAGGGCGGCGGCTCCTATTCTGAAGCTGTAGTTGCCACTGTTGTTAATACTGGAACTTCTCAAGCAACAATGTATAGATTTCCAGTTCCAATGAGAGCAGCTCCAACAATTACTATTTGGAGTCCAAATAACGGAGCAGCTGGCCAAGCTTGGTCGGAAATTACACAAACAAACGTTAGCTATACAAGTGTCGCAAACGCTAAGCAGTTTGGGCTAACAAGTAGTCATCCAACAGGTGGTGGCATTAGCAGTAATGCCTATTACTATCATTACGCAGCCAGCGCGGAGCTTTGATCATGGCTTTCAATTATCAGCTATCAACATTCCCTGAATCAATTATCCGCTCTGACGGTGCCTGCATCCCCCCCGACCCCGCCAACACCGACTACGCCGCCTACCTGGAGTGGGTCGAAGCTGGCAACACCCCCGAGCCTGCCCCCGAGCCTGTGGCCCCGGTTGAACTGACGCCTGCTGAGAAGTTGGCAGCGTCTGGGTTGACCGTGGATGAACTGAAGGCGCTGCTGGGGTTGGACTGATGGCAGTCCGCGCAAAGGCTGGTGCATCACACATCAGCCACCAGCCGGGCCCGCCGAAGCTGACCAATCAAGGTCAAGGCAAACGATCGCGCCCGAATCATGGCCGTAAAAAAATGCGCGGTCAAGGTCGCTAATTATGGAACCGCCGGTCCTTCCGGCTTTTCCATTAGCCAATCCGCCTGAAATACCGACTGCCCGGCTAGAACTGCCAGCAGTCAATTTGCCTTCATACACCCCCATGGTGTATCCATACGGTGGGGCTAGTGATGTGGCCGTGCCAAAAGTGGAGGATTCGGAGTCTGAAGCTCCTGCTGAGAAACCGAAGACGCCAGCCATAAAGCCGGTAGCACTACCGCCCATAGCAACGCCACCCCAGCAAGTGTTGGGGCAAACGCTTCAAAAAGAATCAGCCACGCCGACCGAGGTTTTGGCACAACCTGTTAGCGCAGAAACTACCACGATTACCCTACCGGGAACAGAGATACAGGTGCCAATACCTCGCGCAGAGATCATGTCTGCGGCAGCAACTACCAGTGCCATCAGTGTTGCAGCAACGCTCAGTGCAACAGCAGCATTCAAGCGACTTGTAACCATCTTCAAACCAATAATCAACGTGGCTGTAAAACGGGTTCAGAAGTTACGCGGGAAGCCTGTTGTCTCTTGGGGGCGCCAGCGATTGGGACGACATCGCCGCAAACAACCGCAAATTGAGATCCAGGTGCAAAAGTAAAGCCACCCTTAAATACCTCGGCACAATTTTTAAGTCGAGTCAATTCGTAGTCCACCCGTTCTTTTTCAAGCTTCCGCCGTGCTAATTGCTTGCATAGCTCAACCATTTCAAGATCAAGAGGCACGCTAAAGCTGATCTGTGCACCATAGTTGGAGTTCATGGTTCCTGCTGATTCAGCTGAGCTGCTTTGATTGCCCAGGTAAAACGGAGTCAAAACCATGGTGGCGCCGTTGCAGGAGTGCCCTATGCCAAATGATTGTTGGCTGTAACCCCCTTGATTGATCTGCACTGCTTGGTTACTGACTGACCCGGTGCTGGTGGCAACAGGGTTGGCAATTGCAGTGGTGCCACCGTCCTGCGCCTTACCGGGTAAGGCAAAAACTATTGCGAGAACACAGACAAGGAATTGGTGGTGGCGGTAGTTGTGATGATGCGGGTGATGTCGCTTTGCTCCACCAAACCAGCGGCGCGTGTCACCACCTCCAGGCTGAATGGATTGCCTGCTGTTGTGACACTGAACGTAGTGGTTGTTGCGTTGATGTTGCCGCTTGGTGTCACATTGGTTCCGCTGACGTTGCGGTATTCCCCGCCATACGTCTTGGTCTGGATAGTCTCGTTGATTGTCTGGCTGGTATTGGTAGTGCTGGTCATGCTGCCCTGCGTGAAATTGGGGGTCACCGATTGCGCGGTTGCGGCGCATGGTGCTAATGCCAACAGCAATAGAAGGCGCCATTTCATGGTTTTTTGGCGATGGGACGGGGTGCTGGCTTAACTGTAGAGGCGCTGCCTTGTTCACGTTCCATCTTGCTGATTCCGTACCAAGCCAGGCTGCCCGTAAAAATGCTGGCTATAAATGTTGGATCCATTTTGGGCAGCAGACCTGCATAACTTGCCGTTAGCAGGGTTGCCGTCCAGGCCAACACCGATAGACGCACCATCTCAGCAATTCGTGTGTTACTTGTTACTCGCCGTCTTGGGGTTGCCATGATGAAAACACTAAGGTTGAAATTTTCTGCCCCAACCACTGCCAGGACCGTCAGGCATCCATCGTTTTTGCAGCATAACTCGGCTGTAGACAGCACCGTTGCCGTTGCTCACTGGCCCGGAGTAGCTGTCATTGACGCTGCCATAGGGATCATTAACGATGAAATCACCCTTGGTAGTGATGCCACGCACCACCAGCATGTGGCCACCAGTAGGAGCAGAAAGACTGCCGCGATGCAAGATACCAATAACCATGGGCCGTCCGGCTTTGATTTCACCTTCCAAATCTGCAAACGTCAGGTTTGTGTGCCAGGTGGATTTCAGGCCATAGGACTGGAGTAACCGACCTTGAGCACCGTGATCGGTGGTGTCCCCGTAGCCGCCTGAAATCAGTTTCTTGAGGTACTCGTCATCACCGCTAATCTTGCCTGGCATCAGAAACGCCAAACACATGGCGCAAGACGAGGTGTTGCAAGTCCGCTGGGCTTGGGTGTAGTTGTCTACCTGATTGAAATAAGGCACCGCAAGTTTGGTACTGCCATCACCGGCTGGTGCTGGAACTTCACTTTCCCCGTCTAGTTCATTCCAGTGGCCGTTATAAAGCCACCAAGTACCAAGTCCAAAAGGAAGTTCTACTTGGGTATGCCCATCTTTTGTGGCAAACACGTTGGCGTCTTTGAACGCTTTGCCCTTGGCAATAGCTGATTTTTCATTTTCTTCTAACTCAGCGCCAGGCACTGGCTCTTTTTTCAAGAAGGTGTCATGGGTAGCCGTCAAGTTGGTTGTTTTGGCCACTGCCTTGGCTGGTGATGAACAGAACAGGTTGACTTCGGCAGTTCTCCGCCGCACTAGGCCAGCCAGTCCTTGATTTGTCCACCTGGGGAGTTCTTGCTTTGCAACCGTATTCGGATCAACTCCAGCATTCAACCGCTTACGCAGTGTTGATTCTTCGAGCGCTCCATTGCCGCAATTGAAGGCAAAGCTCACCAGCGCATCGAATTGGCACTGCTGGAGTGGGACTTTGATTAGGTCATTTACGCCTTTTTCAAACCGCGCCACATCCTTCAGCAACAGGGCATCAGCCTCGGCCTGAGTAATTGTCTTGCCTGGAGTGACGTGAGGGCCGGTGCTGCCGTAGCCAATTGTGAGTACGCCTGCGGGGCAGACGTAAGCGGTGAGACGGCATCCCTCGAAGGATTTGATCAGGTCTAGACCAGCCTTGGAAATGGTAGACATTCATGCTTGATGCTGTATGCCTACATTGTATTCAAAGCCGCAAAAGGCAAGCGTTGCTAAAATGTGGATACCTAATCCCACGCCGTGTCAAGCCCTGAATCACAACTAGGGTTTTGGCGCGGCGTTCGTCAAGAGGCCGTTGCAGGCATCGTTGTCTTGGCAGTTGGCAGCGCTGGCGCTGGCATTTTCTACCTGTGCTACACCGTCCCAACCAAGCTGGACGACGTGCTCAGCAACCAGCAGGTGATTCAAAAAAAGATTGGTGACGTTGAAGACAAGGTTATGGATCACAATGTCCGCTTGATCAAGCTGGAACTACGGCGCTAAGCTGGACGCAGCCATTTTTTTTTTTAGTTATGGATCCCAACACTGCCGCAGTTGCAGCCATTGTGGTTGCCGCCGGTTCTGAACTTATTGGAGTTTCCCCACTGAAATCCAATAGCTGGATTCAATTGTTGCTTCAATTCGCACGTCTTGCTTTTCCAAAACGCCGTTGAGTTGCGTTAGATGGCGCATCTTGGCTTAGGCTGCGGTGCGCTTAATTTTTATCTGTGCTGATTCCTGATCACGAGATCCGCCGCCTGTGCCAAATGCGGGAAATGGTGTCGCCCTACGTCGAGGCACACCTGAACCCAGCATCACTGGATGTAACGCTCGGTGATCGGATCATGATTGAGGTCACCGGCACCCGTGAACTGGAAATCACTGGCATCCATAACTACAGCGAAGAGCAGCCGTACTGGATCAAGCCGGGTGAATTTTTCCTTGCTGAAACCAGGGAAATCTTCCACCTGCCGGATTACGTTGGTGCTCAGTTTGTACTGAAGTCAAGCCGTGCCCGTGATGGTTGGGATCATGCCGAAGCTGGCTGGTGCGATCCAGGTTGGTATGGGTCACGGCTGACCATGGAACTTAAGAACAGCAGGCGGTTGAATGCGCTGCCAATCTGGCCTGGGATGCGTATTGGGCAGATGAAATTTATCTTGGTATCCGGCACCCCAGAACGCACATACGCCGAAACTGGCCGCTACAACGCTGATCTCGGCGTTACGGCGAGCAAAGGTTGAGCCTACGAATTAGACCCGGTGCCTCTGCGGGGTCATACAGCTCAATCATTGAGTAGTTGTCAAAGCCGTTTTGCTCGGCAAAAACCGTAGCGGCAATGTGGGTTGTGAATGGACCCACTTGGATGGCATCGATCAAAAGTGCGTAGGTCATAGTTAGTCGATCCAGCTGCTGATTGCTTTGACCATGCAGAAGCCTGCCCATGCGCCTTTGTCTGAGATTAGGTCAGCAAGGCGCTGGAAGTCTTCTTCTTTAATCTTGTCCCAGCCAGTTTTTGGCGCAATGTAGCGGTTGATCAGATCCTCAGCGAGGCATTCGCAGCGGTAGTAAGTCATTGAATTAGGTGGTAATGAAAAGGGCACCGAAGTGCCCCGTAGAGGTTAGGCGCCGAATGCGAGCAGCGCGGTGAGGATGCCAACGATGGTCCAGAGGATCAGTTGGCGTTCCTTGAGATCGTTGATCTGTTCGGCTTGGGTGTCGATCACCTCGCAGGATGCGTCGATGATGTCGGCCTTGGTGGAAGCGGTTGTGATGTTCATTGGATTTGATTTGATTTTGAATCAGAGTGTTTTGTTTGCCCAGTCCAGCAGCTCATCCCTGATCCAGCAGCCGTTCTCGTGCCCCATTTCCTCCCAGGTCA